TGAATAAAGGCAACTTAACAAATTTCACATGACATGGTATTATCAAAACACTCCAGTTGAGACATTACCTGATGATTGTGTAGGATTTGTTTACTTAATTACATGTAATCTATCTGGTCGCAAGTATATAGGCAAAAAACTAGCAAAATTCTCCAAAACTACATACAAAATAATAAAACAAAAGAATGGCAACAAAAAACGTAAAAAGATACGAAGCAAGATCGATAGCGACTGGCAACAGTATTATGGGTCAAGTCCTGAATTAACCGCAGACGTGATTAAATTAGGCGCTACAAATTTTTCCAGAGAAATATTATTTTATTGCCGATCAAAGGCAGAATGCAGTTACATAGAGGCTAGAGAACAATTTACAAGAAAAGTATTAGAATCAACAGATTATTACAATGGCCACATACAGGTTCGTGTGCATGGCAGTCACATAAAAAAATTAGTTTAACAAGGTTTAATGTCAAAGGTAATATTTACAGGCTGTTCATTTACTGCAGGTACCGGCTGGGTTGATCTACCGCCTGCCGACAGCGCAGCTCTTGAATATAAGGACTATCCTAATTTATGGGTAAACTTATGTTACCGTGAACTTCCACAGATAAAAGATTTAGATTTAGTTAATCTTGGACAGAGTGGTGCTAGTAACGCAGAAATATTTCGAAATACAGTTAATGCTATAAGTGAGTACCAACACAACATCTCTGTAATGTTTTGTCAATGGACCTCAATGCCAAGATATAGATTTAGTATTGGTTTTGAACTTTGGAATACTAACGAAACAATAACGGTAGCAGGTCGACAATATGGTGATATTAATTTAAGTAACGGTACCAAATGGAATAAAAAATATCTAGACGATTTACTTGATAGATTGTTAGTTCTACATCATGCACATAACGATATTATTAATGTAGTGACTTATTCTAATATCTTACAACGACTAGCAAAGTCATTTGCTATCAACTTGTATTTTATCAACGGGTTATGCCCATGGGATCAAGATTACTTTACAAGACTCCACAATGTGCTACCCGAACAATACACACCTTTTACTAAAAATGAAATACTTGAAATAAACTCACGATCAGACGAAGATATTTTTAAACTTTACGACAAGCTACACAACGATTATGACAAGGCTGGCGGAATAGATCCTACACAATGGATTAATCTCTATAGCTCAATGTCAGCCAATAAAATAGATGTAAATTACGATAAAAAACACCCAGGCACGCAAAGCAATCAACTCTACTTTGACCAAATTAAAAAATTCTTAGAAACTCAGTAAGGCAACTAAACGACTCTGTGCTAGATGTTTGATCTAGCCCCATTGAGGAACGGTGAGATACCCGGTCCGGACTTGGGCGTCGCAGGCAATTGCTAACTTAAGGCAACAAATGGTTCGGGCTCTGATGAAAAAGATACAACCCGTGCTCGCAGGACTTGGATTTATCGTCGGGTCACTGGGGTTCCGTTGATACGTGAAGCTTGAGTAGGGGGTACCGGTCAACCGCCTCCGTGTGTGCAAACACAATCTCATTATGATAAATGACTGCTGTCACTCAGATGATGCTTTCTTTTCACCGTGCATACGGTGAATTGTGACCACATAATCTAGATGATACTAAAACAAGTCAATTAAAAATTATGTCTGAGCTCAAGCGAAAGACATAGATCTCTAAGAGATCTCATAAGGGATGGATATTAGGCTCTAATAATTTGTGTAGTTCTTTAATATTAAAAAAACTCTGTTTGTCCAGTTAAAAAATGTATGGACCAATCTAAAAAAGTACACCCAATTGATCGCACACTGGTGCTACAAACTATCATTGTATAGTTAGTGGTACAGGTACCGTAACTGCAGCCACTGTTAATGCTGCCACTATTGGTAACACAGGTGCTGCATTTACTGGTGCTAGCATATCAGCAGCCACAATTGGTAATACAAGTGCAGTAATATATTGTTTAAATTGATCTACAACTAACGGCCATGTTTTATTAACAGTTTTATAATCTGCTCTTAGACTCACTACATAGCCAAGACCAAATCCGGTTGCTCTATGCGGAACAGAAGCATTTATTAAATAGGCACTGCCGGATTCCATAGTATAAGATCTACATGGTTGCACAGTAGACAATTCTACAGTATTTAATTTTTTAGCAAAATCACGAATTGAACAATTATAATTATCTTCGTTGGGAACAAGCTCATCTACATTCCAAAATTCTACTAGACGAGAACCATTGTGTACCCAGTTTATACCCCACAGACATGGCTCCTCTGGCCTTCTTAATTTTTCAAACTCGTCAATATGAAGACGACCAACTAAATCTGGTTTATAAAATAACAAAAGACATTTGAATGTTTCATTGTTAAAATTAATCCATTCTGGTCTTACATGATTTTCAATATCAGGATAAATGGTAGGATGCTCGCTTTGATCGTTAGTAAAAAGAATTTTAGGATCTAATAAAATATCTGCGACTGGAGGTAAATTTAATTTATAAACGTATTCGTGCATGATCATATACTTATGTTAAATTTTGATCAGGCCAATCTCTAAATAGTGCATGTTGAATGTTGCCACCAACAAATTGATTGAATGACTTATGTTTCACTTCAAGTTCTCCTTTGAGTGGTGCTACTCTTTTAAAAGCGTTGTCCATTTGCCCCATATCGGTAAACTCCATGATGATCATCCATTCTGGCATATCAGCAATGGATCTGAATCCCATTTTACACCTGGTAATTCTATAGCTTTCCATTTTGCCTTCAGCAATAAGATGATCAAAAAAACTTTTCATTCCGTTGACCCAGTCTAAGTCTGATATATCGCCTTCTTTGTCTGCCCAAATTGTATATAAGTCTGCCATTTTTACTCCAGTGGTCCTAGTATTTCAAAGCCATCCATATCAGCTTTGTACAAATGTGCTTGTTCAAGGTACAAGTAATTGAATCCTCGCTCCTTGTATATTGCACACTCTGTTTTCATTGTTTCTATACCTAAACGTAATTTAGGTCGGTGGTATGTCCATGCAAATTGATCGCATAGAGCATTGTGTTCATCAAATCGTCGAATTAGACTCCATGCTACCAATTTTTTATTGTCATAGTAGCCAATTATATCAGCCATTGGGTCTTGATATCTACTGTGAAACATAGGTATGACACTGGCAAAATGTTTGTAGATAGTGTATGTTCTATAGATATCATCTAATTTTTTTAGAGTATCTTCACTTCGATCCGTAATATATTCCCAAGTCACAGTAGGAGTATATGCAGTTTTATTTAGATCTATTCTGGCAAATTGGTAGGTCACGTTCGTGGATCTTTCCTGTGTTTAAACAACGGCTTTAGATATTCTTCTGGCCAGGTGTCGTAAAAACCTTTGGCAGCCATTTGTTTAGCCCGGGCATCTAAATCGCTTAGGCTCTGTACCAGCGCCAATGCATATGTGCCTTGATTCATTGCAATGCCGTTTACTATTTCTGGATCCGCAGGATGATCTTCCAAGGCCAACATGTCTTTGCTCAATAAACATTCTTCATTGGCTTGTTCAATACTAGAACTAAACAACTCATAAGACCATTCTGCAGGATCATACGCATATACTATGACTTCGTACTCGCCCATGCCCCACGCACTGCGATTTCGTAAATCATAGTAAGGATCTTGCCCGGTAAAAATCGCCACTGTGTTTTTTAATCTTGCACTTCGCGCATAGGGACAAGGTGGCCACCCACCCAGTGCTGGATGTGGACGCTCTACAAAGAGTTCACTCCAGTTCAAAATATCTCGGCGTACTTGTTCTTGATCTAACATATTAAAAGAATGGCAGGCCTGATTTTTTTGTGGTCTCCATGTTCTCTTTGACCAGTGTGGATATCATGTTGCGTTCGGCTATGCTCAAGGCCATGACTTGATCATATGTAATGCCCCCACGCATGTACCAAGATAATTTTAAGCATTCGCTCTTGACTCGGGCTATATCTTCGTCGAATTTT